AGCATATCATTGTCATAATCATGATACATTAGCTGGCCAATCAATGTATCTAGATGAAAAATTAGATTTTGTTGGAAAATTAGAAAACATTAGTAATGATTTCGAATATATTAAAAAAATATTGGGAATACAAGAATCTTTAAAACATTTAAATAAAAGTAGTTCTAATAAATTATCTTATGATGAAGATGCGCATAAACTTATAACTATTTTATACAAAGAAGACATAAAATTATATAATAAAGATACTGCCTATACTAAGTTCTAATAAATTTGCTTTATAAGGCATTAATAATAACTCAGATAATACCAGATAAATAATTGAGATATATGGTAAGTGATATGCAAAAATATACCCTATGATAGTACTCATTATATCACCAATTATATTAATAATACTATCACCATCATAATCCCTGTATTTTTTCCTGTATTTTTTAATTATATAATCTGTATTTTCAAACATTTCCCATAAAAATTCGAAAATTATAGTTAGATATAAACCGTTTACAAAATCAAATTGCAAATATAGAAAAATAAAATAAAATAGAATCCCGTGTGAAATATGACTAAAAGTATATATATCAATCAATCCTTTGCTAGAATCACCAAACAACATATAGTATATTATTATAAATTAAAGTTCAAACTAAACATTTTTAACAACTGGTGACAACTGTGTTATTAGTTTCACTTAAATCGGTCATTCTATCAACGTCTACCAATTTGGTTTTTCTACCAACTTTTTTACGAGAAACAACAAATCTATTAAAAAATGGACCAGCTAATTGAGCTTGTGGTGTATGTTTGTGAACTGTTCTTGCAATCATTTTGTATAATTTGAAATCTGGATATCGTTCATCTCCATTTTTCTTATACAATATATTACGACCTTTGTCATCTTTTGTCCATTCAACCATTAATTTTGCCAAATGATCCATTGGATCAATGTCATTTGGGTCTTCTACGAAATAGTCAAATAATGAGCAAGCTAATCTACATAAATCAAAACTCATATTGGGTTCTAACCTTGGCTTTTTCGGATTAAAATAAGGCTCACAATTATATTGGGTAGCAGCGTCACCTTTTGAATGATAACTATCACTACAGATAAAACGACCTTGATATTTATAAATGGCGCGTCCAAAATCAATGATTTTGAATATTTTTCCAAATGTCGGAACTTTATAATATTTTTGATTGTATCGATAATATAAAAATTGCTTTTCTGTTTTTTTAAACATAATATTATTTGAATGTAAATCATTGTGAGTAAAATGGAAAACTTTTTGATATATGACTAACATAATAATAATCTGGAATAAACAGGCCCTCCATTCATCACTGTCCATCTCATTTTCTTCATTTAATAATGAATCTAATGTTCCATCTAAGCATTCTAAACATATTATTTGTGTTGGAAAATCATACAATATGCTATTGACTTCTATGTCTGATCCAAGACTTGACATTGAGGAAGAATCTTCTTCTGCTTCTTCATCGCTAGTATGATTAACAGAAAGGGTTTGTTCATTATCTGAGCATTGGGAATGCGTATTTGATGATCGTGAAGAACAGGTCGAATCCGTTTTTCTTGATTGATTGCGTGGTAAATCAAATTCAAAAACAAGATCGGGTAATGTTAGATCACTATTGCTAGAAATATCGGATAAATGAAAAACTTCTTTAAAATCTTCATTGTTAACAAAATCTATACTTTTGTTACTAACATTTTGACCAATATTTAGTTTTTTCTTATAATTTCTTGTATCAAAATCTACTAACATTCCAAGATCAATATTCTCAATTTTGAATTTTTCTTCTTGATTCTTATGAAAATATGTGGAATTATGTAAATAATCTATATCATCGGCGACATTATAAACAAATTTTTTCTGAATTCCAAGAAATGAACCAAAGAAATCTAAACCGTGGGGAAAATAACAATTATGATATAATTGACTTGTTAAATAGGAAAAGAAACTATCCACATATGCAGAATTATTTGGGTCAAGTACTTTCTTATGACAAATACTTTCATTAAGTTGTGGTAATGCAATGCGTTCTGTTTCCCCTAAATCTTTATACTTTCCTACCATATATTTCACAGGATCCAATAATGGAGAGAATTTGAAAAAACACAATTTAGTTTCATTTTTTCCGTTGATATCCACGATACAATTGAATTTGTTGCGTTTATTTGTTTTTGACACATTTGTAATATGATACTTGTGATTCAAGTTAAGATTTTTATAATTTGATTCTTTAAGAGAAAAAAATTGTTTGTAAAGTGGAATATAATTTTGTACAGCATAAATTCCTGTGTCATTAAGAGAATTAAAAAGAGCGGTGTTATTATTTTTTTTATAATATAAGTTAAACATTAGTGTTTATTGATAAAATTTATACTAGCTTTAAACTTATTTATTGCGTAAATTCATATTAATTTTAATATACATGAAAAATAATATGAATTTAGAATTAAAAAAGTTCGATATGAAAAATATCAAATTTAAATCGAGTGAAACTCAGGGACCAGTTATCGTGTTAATAGGACGTCGAGATACAGGAAAATCTTTTTTAGTAAAGGATTTATTATATCATCATCAAGATATCCCAATAGGAACTGTTATTTCAGGAACAGAAGCTGGAAATGGTTTTTATGCTAAAATGGTCCCTAAATTATTTATTCATGACGAATATAATACTGCTATAATTGAAAATATTTTAAAACGACAAAAAATGGTTATCAAACAAATTAATAAAGAGAATACTGCATATGGAAGGTGTAATATAGATGGAAGAGCGTTTGTTATTCTAGATGATTGTTTATATGATAATAGTTGGGCGCGCGATAAATTGATGCGTCTCCTGTTCATGAATGGTCGTCATTGGAAAATAATGTTAGTTATAACAATGCAATACCCTTTAGGAGTTCCTCCAAATTTAAGAACAAATATTGATTATACGTTTATTCTTCGTGAACCTTATATTAATAATAGAAAACGCATATATGAAAATTATGCAGGAATGTTTCCGACATTTGAGAGCTTTTGTCAAGTAATGGATCAATGCACGGAAAATTATGAATGTTTAGTAATATCTAATAATGCAAAATCTAATAAATTAGATGATCAAATATTTTGGTACAAGGGAGATCCTCACCGAGAATTTAAACTCGGTTCTAAGGAATTTTGGGAAATGTCAAAAGACATTGGTTCTGACGATGACGAAGAAGTATTTGATCCCAAAGCACAAAGAAAAGGACCACGCATAAATGTTAAGAAAAGTCGTTGGTAATTATACCCTATTAGCTATTTTATCTATCTGACCACCCCCTAATCCAGCTTTATCTATTAAGTTTTGCCTATGAAAAGTTTTATAGTCAAAAGTACAATTATGATTTTCTGCGGCTGTATGTAAGTTGCAAAATTTTTTGTCGCATCTACAATCGAACGCGGTAATAGGTAACTTTTTCTTACATCCCTTTAGTTGGCATCTTTTAGGATTTTTCTTCTTTTTTTTCTTTATATCTTTTGTATTATTTTTATTAGAACTTTGTAGAGTATTTTCGGTAAGTTTATTATCAATGGGTTGTACTATTGTCATTGGTGGTAATTTAGCATTAAAATTAAGTTTTCGCTTATTAGCATTCATCTTTACTAATAATATATATATATAATTTTATAAATCAATTTTATAAAATTATTTAATCTTCTTTCTTTTCTGTAATTTCCATATCTACTTTATCTTCTTGATCGGCTTCTTGAGCAGCCTTTTGCGCTTTATCAGATTCTCGCGTTCTAATGTTATCTCCGCCAAATAGTTCCTTTCTAATGTCCGCTGAAGATACTTCTCCATTTAATCCAGATTCAGTGGTATTCATATTAGCAACTCCCACCAAATTACCATCATTATCAATATTCTGTGTTAATTTATTACCACTATCCTTTGCAATTTTAACATTTTCTTCAATAGCAGCGCGTTTCGCTGCTTTAACGCGTTTTTCAAATGCGACCTTAGCTTGTTTCTCATTTAAGTTTTTCTCACTCATTAACTGATTCAACTCATCTTCCAAATATTCCACACGACCTGTTTTGTATGCTTCTGGACTCCAAGGCATCCATAAACCTACTGGACCTACATAAACATCATGGTTCGGGTCTACTTCTCTAAGCATTCTGCATCTCAATTCAGCTTCCTGTTGTGTAGGATATGATCCTCGTATTTTAATTCCACGAGTACTAGTTTGGAAATTAAATGTGGCATTAAAATCTTGTTCTAGAGCCTCTTCTTTAGCGTCTAGGAAATTTTTGTAATCATCATCAAGGGTGGTTTGAACAAGTTCGTCTGCTTCTGATTTAGTGTATTCCTTAAAATCGGCCATAATCTTATCAAAATTAAGATTATATTTAAAAGCCATAAAGTTTAGAAATTGTGTAAATTTTTGGGTTGATTTAGTAAAATCCCAATGTTTTAGGAATTCTTGAAAGTAAAATAATTCTTTCTTTTTCAGAATTTTTTCTGGTGATACAAAACTCACACAACAAAATTTCTGTCCGGCAATTGGCTTATCTTCTTCTAATAAATCAACATATTTAGGATTTTTAGTACCATTGGACATAAATTGTCGTTCATAAGCATTTTTATCTGTCATTATAATTTATTTCTAGTCATCTTATTTTAAGTTTTTTTATTACATATATATATTTTTTTTTCTTGATGAATTATATAAAATGCTCGGACAATTAGGACAAGTTTTAGACATTGGCGAACTCGTCAGACGCATCGTTAAATACGTCGTTGAAGGTATTATGGTAGCTATCGCTGCCTACGCAATTCCCAAACGTTCCATGAACTTGGATGAAGTCATGCTTATTGCTTTGACTGCTGCTGCAACATTCAGTATTTTAGATACCTATGTACCAAGTATGGCTGTTTCCGCACGATCTGGAGCTGGATTCGGTATGGGAGCAAATCTTGTTGGATTCCCTCGTTAAGTAACTAATTAATAATTCACAAATAATCATATAATTTTTACTCTATAATAAGAATTATATTGTTGGGATAAATTCCCATTGCAATTCTTTGCAAATTTTTTTCCAAATATCATCTTGCTCAATACGCTTTACAGGATCTTTTAACATCGGAAAAAAAGATAAGAATTGAGTCTCGCCTAACAATTCACACATTTTATATAGTACATAATAGTAATTTAAAAAATTCACTCGATCATCGGGACAATGTTTAGCATAAGGCTTTTGTATATCCATGAAAAGACAACATAATGTTTCTTCTAATCGTGGTTTCATAATCGGAGGTTTTATACCTAATTTATCTTTAATAAAAGGTATATGTTCATAGTATTTATTATATCCTAATTTTTTTAAAATATCCTTCGCTTTTTTATTACTCATTTGCGCCAATGTTATCCTTTCTTTCTTAATTTGTAATGTAATATTTTTGAGTACTTCGTCAGGAATTTGAGTAGTTTCTTTTGCTTGAAATTGAGCCAATATTTCGCGAAAATGATTTATACGCTTATAAGCATAAAAACATACTTCTTTAGGTGGTTCTTTATATGAAGGCTTTTCATGTTCTATAATAAAATTAATTTGATGGGAACAAGTTTTACAAATCATTACTCCTTCAGATTCTACTGGAATTAGTTCGCCACTGCATTTATCACATACTTCATGGGAATGAACATAATCATTTATATCTAAAAAGGATTCATCAATATTATTAAGATATCTTTGAGTATTATTTACTTCTTGTTTTTTAGATTTTGTTTCATTATTTTTATTAAAAAACGAAAACAACACCTTTGTTTTACTATCATTTCCATCAGCT